GATAACTGGTAAAATACATAAAAATTATGAATTAGATACTGATATTTGGGAAAAGATAAAATCTGGTGAATATAAGGGTCTTTCATTTGGTGGAGCAACAAAGGCAAACAGAGTTCCAAGAGTAATGAAGGACGGAGAAATTGCATATGCACTTACAGATCTGGAACATTATGAGGTAGCAGTATGTAAAGACCCAGCAGTTCCATTAGCATTAATCACTGATTATAATACACTTGCAAAGGCAACAGTTCCGTCAGAACCTAGGGGAGATGGTAAAGAAATAATCACATGCACTAAATTTGGCTGCTATGTTAACAAACACGAAGGTATAGACGAGCCAGAATATCATGATGAATCAATAATAAAAACTGGTGGTGAAGATTTCTCAAACGCAGACATAACTCCTGCAACAGCAACCAATACTGTATCACAAAGCACCCAGACTGCAAAGCCTATTAAAACACCTAAAAATGTGGGTGTAAAAGAAAGCGAGGGTGGAGTCAAACTTAACGTAACACCATTAGAAGGTGGTATTGCTGACAATAAATTCACCAAAGCTACAACAGCATTAAGTGGAACTGGTGGTGGGGTTAGAGCAAACATACCAGATGGAATAAACAGACAAGATGGTGGTAACAGTAATCAAGTAACAGAAGATATTGAAGAATTAAAGAAAAAAGATATAAAATATGGTCAATATTGCACTAGCTGTGGTCAGAAGAAACCACCAACTAAAAGAGTAGGTGCTGGAGGTGATTCACCAAGTTTTCTGATACAAGATGACTCAACATCAACATGCCCAGATTGTGATAAAAATAAATCAGATATAAACAAAGTAATAGGAGCAATAATGGCAGGTGCAGAAAGAATAAAATCAGGTTTTGAAACAACAGACACTGACATAAAATTAGGTGGTCAAGCAGTGCCTACAGAAAAAGAGAAACTAACAAGTTCGTTAGGTGCTCAAAACAAAGAAACAACAGTAACAACTAGTTAAGTAATCTTTATATACCCTTTATATATAGGTTCTATAAGAACATGGTCAACGAAGACAATTCTAACAAACAAGTTGTAGAATCTGAAATCACCAAAAGTGAAGAAGATACTCAACGTGTTGATACGGAAAAATCTTTCCAAGAAACTGTAAAATCAGGTTTTGACACACTGACAGAAGTTGTTCAGTCTATTGCTGAATCACAAAAGACAACGCAAGAAGTCTTAGGTGGATTAGACAACAGATTGAAAGCACTAGAAACACCAACTGACTTGCCACTGTCCCCAAAAGGAACAGCAGCAGCACAGGACGTTGGGGCAAAAGTAATAGTTCCAGATACCTATCAATCAAACTCTAAACAAGTAGGTTTAGATTCTGATAGACAGGGCGAACTAAAACCAGCCTCAGACAAAGGTGGACTAAAAATGCAGCAAAAATCAGATGATACAGAATTTGTAGAGAAAGCACAGCATACTTTTACAACCGAAACCCCTCGACCAAATGCAGCCTTAGAAACTGTTGATAAATCTATCAAAGATGAGTCAATGATTTTGAAAGACGCACGAGCAGAAGGGTATGAAGGCTTGTCACAAGTAGCTAGAAACATTCTCTCAGGAAAGTATTACACACCTTCGGACGACATTGTAGGAGCATACTAAATTGGTTCAAATCAAAACAATCGATGAACTAGAGGCTCTCTATTACGGACACAACAGAAACCTTCTTAGAAAGGCTGACGCACCAATCACTACCTCGACAGCAGGAACATTCAATGCTATTTTCGGGGCATACGCATGGGCTCAGTTAAACCTTGAAGCCAACGCCTTTGGTATCTTACCAAAGTATCCTTGGGACAAATCAGGTTGGAGGGTTATCACAGCAAAACCAACTCTAAATACCAATCAGGGCAACACTGCTCTGGGTGGAACAGCAGAGGGTGGAAATATTGCCGAGACTGTGAAACCAACATTACAAGAAATTGATGTTAGACCAAAGACAGCACAACTGCCTTTCTCAGCATCAGAAGTTATGGAATGGTTGGCAACACACAGTAAAGACGATATTTGGGGTGGTCTAGGATCACTTAGATTATTTATGGCTGTGCAGCACAAAGAGTTCCTTAATAGAATGCTTTTAGCAGATGTGGAAGCAGAAGCAGCAGGTGCAAGTGGAGCAAACACTGGCACAAAAGACTTTGAAACACTAGACAGAATCGTCAGCAGTGGAGCTGAAGAGACTGCCGTAGGTGGATCACAGTCAGGCTTGTATGATCCTTGGGCAGCAAATGCTACTATCGACAGAGATAGTGGAACTACATTTGACGCAACAGTGGAGTCTGCAAGTGGAACACTAGGAACTAACGGAGTCTTAACTGACGATACCCTAAGAACTTTCTTACGAAAGATTAGGATAGCAGCAGGTAAAGATCCAAACGTATTTCTCGGATCTCACGAAGTTTATTCTGAGATACAGGGCTTGTATATGCCATCAGTCAGGATTCCAAATCCTTACGGTGAAGCATTAGTTCAGGTCGATGTAAACGGAATCCAAACATTCAAGGGAACTGGAGTCGGCATTCATGTCGACAGTATTTATGGAATACCATTCATACCAAGCAAAGACGCACCAAGTAATAGTGCTGACTCAGCAGAGATCGGCAGACTATTTGCACTTGATACATCTGACGCAGAAGGTTATGGTTATCCAAGAATAGGAATCCAAGTGGCAATACCCACCGAATATTACGAGGCAACTAGAAGAACACCAGCTTATCCATTCGTCAACAACGCTTTTGTAGAAAAAGGCGTTTATCGAACAATGGGTGAAACGGTCTGTAGACACTTCCGATCACAAGGTAAGATTAGAGACATTAAACTTTAGTCAAACCAAAATCCTTTTTTTTTAATCTTTATATAGGGGGACTTACTACCCTTTTATATGGCATTAACAATCAGCACAAAAGATTGGACAGATGGCAACGTGAGAAAAACACTCTCATGGCAAGCTGCTTTGACTTCAAAGCTGCGAGTATACGCTATCAAAGTTACCTTCGGGGCTTCTGATAACTATGCAACGGGTGGTGTTTCAGCCGACTTGAAAGAAAGTCGAATTAAAACGCTAGTCGCAGTAATTCCGACTTTTACTAACTGTCGGCAAGAAGTAGTATATGACAAAGCAAATCAAAAAATTCAACTATTTGATGTAGGTGGTGGAGCACAATCAAAATTCGTTGAAGTTGCAAACACAAGCTCAACATGTAACTCAAAAATATTCGAGTTTCTAGTCATAGGCTACTAGAGTCCAAAAATAGCCCTTTTTTTTTCTTAAAGTTTATATATGACAGAATATGTGAATATGTATGGTAGAACTAAATCATAATGTAGTATCTTTTAATTCTGATACACTAATAAAAGGAGCACACGGTGTAATCGTATGTGTTTACGTTTCAAAAACTGGATCTGGTTCTGACAAGGTAGTTTTCAAAAATGGAACAACTTCTAGTGGAACAGCAGAATTTACCATATTCACAGCAGCTCAAGGAACTTATGTTGGAATAAACAGAAGGTTTGAGAGTGGTATTTTCGCAGACGTAACAGGCAGTGCTGAAATCACAGTAGTCTTTAAGTAACTTTAAATACATTAGTGTTTTATATAATACATGGCTACGACCTATTGTTCAGTTGGTGACGTATCGGATTTTCTTAGAGTTCCTCTTACGGCAACTACTACTCCCAGCTCAGCACAAGTTGAAAAAATCATTAACAGAAAGGAAGAAGAATTAGACAGGCGTATAGGACATGCTTGGAGATCAAAAACAATAACAAGAGAAGTTCATGACTTACCACTATTATACACATATGGTTGGGGAACACCTATATTCTTACAGCATAGAAACATCTACGACTTTGACTTAGCAGAAGGAGACAAGATAGAAATCTGGCAGGGTGCTTCGGCAGTATGGGAAAACATTTTAGGAAACTCACAATGGTATGATATAGAATATGAATATGGAAGATTATTCTTAAGAGGATTTATATTTTCAATTTTAAGAAAAAACAGGGTTAGAGTAACTTATAGATACGGTGGAGAAAACTATGCTGGTGATACAACAGTTCCACTGGACATAACAGACGCAGTGATAAAAATGACATCTATAGAATTACTTAATACAAGTTTCAGAATGGACGAACTCCCAACTGGTGGTATGACTAATGTATCCGAATCCAAAAGAAAGTGGGAGGAAGATATAGAAAAGTGTATCGATAATAGAAGGGAAGTGTTCGTCATACCATGACAGATTATTCAAAGTTAGAATCACATTATCTCACAGTAACAGCAAGTCTGTTAAGGAGTAGGGGTTTTATTGCAAGAAAACACAAAGGTAAAGTTAAAATTAATCTTCCAAGTGGAGTGAAAGATTTTAAGATAGATACACCACATAAAATAATTGATTTAGTAAACAGGATAGATGCTATGTTTAAACCAAAAGAATCATTATATGAAGACCCACCAGATGTTGTTATGCAAAAGAGTGGTCAATTTCCAGAAGAAAAGTTACCAGAACATTATGGTAAATACATATTACCTGCTACAACAAAACCAAATATAGACAGAATAAAAATGTGGGTTCAACAAGTAAAAATGCGTGGCAAAACAAATGAAGAGATTTTAAATGAATACAATGAGTGGTCTGGAAGGGAACAAAGCACATCACTAACAGCAAAACAAAAACATTCTTTGGCTGATTCAATAGCATATAAAATATCAAGAAAGATTTGGTATGTTGGAAGAAGACCAGCAGAACTTACAGACTGGGAATGGAATGAGATGACAAAAAGAATGAGACCAGCAAAAGGAACTTATAGTAGAAACGAAAAATGGAAGGGTAGAGGAGGCTTTCCATATACACAGTCATATATTTACAAGAGTGGAGCATAATGGGAACAGCAACATATGATGCAGCAGATACAATAATATCTGTGATTAATAATAACTGGACTGTAGGTCAAGTCCCTAATATACAAAAGGTATGGAATAGAAGAAGTGTTGGATTTATTGATGACAGAAGAGACCAGATAGTAATAACTCCAAAGTCGGAAGTTGTAACATATTTCGGACTTTACGGAAGTGACTTTTGGCATGATGTTACAATAGATCTCGATATTAGATCATATCAAAATGATGAAAGGCATAATAATATAGTTAAAGAGGTATCAAAGATTATAAAGGAAAAAATACGTGGTGGAAACGATTATACAGATATAAGAATAATAGCCTCATATACCAGAAACCAATACATGCGTAATATGTTTAACCATGTTTTGACCATATCTTTCAGGAAATTAAACCCCTCATAGGTAATCTTTAAATACAAACAAAGGCAATCAGTTATATGGTAAGAACAGGTGCATATGCATATGTCAATTATGGTTATGAGACAAGTGCTTTTGGTGGCACTGCTACCGTTGATAAATCATTTGGTCTTAAGACAGCCGTTACTGGTCTCACTCTTAGCACAAATAGGCAACAACTTTACAAATTGGGTCAGGTAGAACCCCATAAATTTGCATATGGAACACAGTCAGGTTCAATGTCATTAGATTTTGTTTTAGGAACTATTACTACGGGCGATGTTTTTCGGGCTATTTACGGAGCACCAACTGGATCTGGAACTGGAGCATCAAATCATGTTTATGGAGATGATACAGGATCTGGTTCATCAAAAACATTTGTAGGTCAGTCATTTACAACCGAAATAGGATTTCAGGGAGAAACTGATTATTTAATTAGAACCCTAAAAGGTTGTATATTAAACACATTTGGAATAACTGCTTCTATAGGAGATGTTGTTAAATGCACAGGAGACGTTGTATTCGGAAAAGAAGACACACCAAGCAATGCATCAGGTGACTTTTCAGATGACGCAACAGAAGATTCTCAGCCATTTACATTTGCTAATGGTCAATTTTCATTAAACGGTGTAATACAGACACAGATCCAAGATGTAGATATAAACTTTGCACAGAACGGAGACTTGCTTTATCAACTAGGTTCAAACCAGTCAGTAGCAGGTATTAAAAAGACATTAGATATTACTGGTAGATTTAAGGTTGCATTAAAGGATAAAACTGCAATAAACACACTTATAGCCCAATTAAAAGGAGCAAACTTTAAGGAAACATGGGGAGATAAAAACGCTGGAAGCCCAGAATTTGAATTACATTTCACTAATGGGGTAGTTGGAAATGGTGAGAGAAAAATAACAATAATTGGTAAGGGTTTAGGAATTGCAGACCATAACATGACTGGATTAGAGCCTGTAGAACCAATATTTGAAGAGATAAACTGGCATATAAAATCAGCCAAAATAGTAGTAGTAAATTCTGAATAAACTTAATTAAGTTAACTTAATTAACATTTAGCTAGACCAAAGGTTTATAAGTTGATAATTATTACTCATATTAATGGCAATCAAAAGCTTTGAAATTGATTATGAAGGTAAAACAGAGACCATAGAGTATGAAGATGACTTAACATATGGTGAATTGGAAGCAATACTTCAAAATTGTATAGATTTAAGCGATATATCAAAACCAAAAGTAGATATACCAAAATACAGATTTCAAATTATGATGAAAGTTCTGCGAAAAGCACCATTTACAGTGGGTGACGCAGTTGCATTACGAAATATCAAGTCCAAAGCAGCAGATATAATCATGAAGGGGGTCATGAAAGACTACCCTTTAGTGAAACATTTAGGAGCATGGGTGGAGACATTCACAGGCTTACCGACATCAGACGCTATAGAATCTCAATCTACTACGTCCTTGCCACAGAATTTGGTTGGGACAAAGAAACAGTAGATAGACAGCCAACATCATTTTTAAGAGACCTTATAGCCTTAATGCAAGAGGAACGAAAGAAGGAAAACACAGAAATGAGCCGTAATCAGCGTAAATCATTCAAGAAATCTTTTTAAAGTATAAGATAATATATATCTCATGAGTGAAGAAGAGAAAGAATCTGATGTTCCTCTAGCAACTATGATAAAGGAGTTAGCAGATGAGGTAAAAAAACTAACAAGTATATTATCAGCCAACGCCAAATCACAACAGGCTGGTAACAAAGTCACAAAGATGGGAGTAAAAGAACACTTGTCTTTGATTAAGGCTCAGGGAGATATGGTAAAGTCAAATGCAGATTATAAAAAGTCTCTTCAAAATTCAACAGATTCTATGGATTTATTTACTGGAATGTTAACAAAAGGGGTTGCTGCTGGATTTGTTTTTAAGAAGATAACAAGTTCATTAGGTGGTATGTCAACAGAATTAGATGAATATAAAAAAGCACAGTCGGATTTAACTTCGTTTTTGGACGAAAATAAACATATAGGAAAAGATGATTGGGGTGCAGCAGGTAACGAAGAAAAATTACAGAAGAAAAAGGAATTGGAAGAAGCTAGAGACCAAGCTCAGACAAAGAAGGAAGGAGCTTTCGGTGGACAGGGTGGAATGTCAGGAAAGTTAGTTGAGGGTATGTCTGGAATGAAAGAATTTGCAAATAAACATAAGACTGGTATACTTATAGGTGCAGGTTCAGCAGGAGTGTTAATTGGAATTTTAAAGAAAGCATTAGACGCTTCACCAATGTTCCAACAGATGATGAAGCTTCTTAACTTTGGTATCATGATGGTGTTAAGACCTATCGGTGACTTTTTCGGTTTCTTATTTAGACCCATATTAATTATGTTACTTAGAAAATTCATCATACCTTGGTATACAAAAATGTATCCTGTCATGATGAAGATGGGGAACATTATAGGTGAAAAATTATCTGGTGCATTTGAAGCATTAGCAGCAGGAGATGTAGCAGGTGCATTTGCAATATTATTTGAAGAAGTTGATTTTAATCAAATATTAACAGACGCTTTTGCTGGTATACATGCGTGGTTAGACGAAACTGATTGGGATCAGGTTTGGTTAGATATACAGGCTGGGTTAGTAGCATTTGGAACAGAAATATGGGATAGAATATTAGTTCCTTTATTCACAGCAATAGCAGCCGAGTTAGGAAAAGTGGATTGGTGGGACGCAATCTGGGATACATTAAAAGTTGTTATACCTGTATTGGCAGTAGCAGATCTTGTTGCTGGGTTATTTGGTATAGGTGATAATCAATGGTTTAACGAGATGGGACAAGAAATTCGTAAGTGGTTCTTAAAAGGTTTAGATGAAGCAGAAACAAAATGGAATACGTTCTGGACTGACGCTTATAGTTGGTTAACAAGTGGAATGTCTACTGTTACTCAAGATTGGCAAGCTATATGGGATAACTTCCTTGATTGGTTAAATCCATTTACTTCTGGCGTTAACACAAATAACAATAATAATAACAATAATAATCAATATGACCCAGAACCAAATGATGACCCTTGGAGTTTCTGGGCTAACGGTGGACATATCACAGAACCTATGGCTGCTGTAGGACTTAGAAGTGGTAGAAAAGTTATGATGGGAGAAGGTGGTAATGAGACAGTTACACCTGATTCACAATTAGGTGGAATGGGAGGTATAACAATCAATATACAGAACATGTCAGGTTCTCAGCAAGACTTAAATAATCTAAGACAGACAATATTAAGTGTGGTTCAAGAATCAAACGCAAGAAGAGGTAGAATTTAATGGCTTCATTACTAATTTATAAAACATCTGCTATGAATACAGCAGCAGGTGAAACTTGGAGATATGAGATAAACAACTTGGGAAGTATTAGTGTTGTATTAGATCAACCAGTATCTCCTATGGCTTTACCACAGGAAGACGCAACTGAGAATGTTTTGGTAAAAATGGAGGGAAACACCCAAACAATAACAGTTAATTGGAAAGTAGGGCAGGGATTTCCTTATCCAAAGAAATCTGAAACAGGAAATGTAGGAATATCACAGATACAGGAAGATTATGAGGTTTTTTATGCTGGTAGTGGATCTACTCCAATAACATGGAGTGATTTGGAATATACTGACCCAGAAGATACAGTATCATGGCTAACTAATGACTTTGAAGGCAAGGATATATCTGATAGATTTATACTTGTGTTAGGTCATGAATCTTTAAGATATGAAGGTTTTGTAACAAGAATGACTTGTGGTATAGATGGTAACAGTCCAGTTGTTTGGAATATTAGTATGACATTTATAGTAGGTAATGTTATTTCTATATACGAAACAGACGCACCAAGTGAGTGTAGAAATGTGAAAGCCGAATTAGTTGATAACAATGGTGACGCACAAGAAAATGGTAATACGAGAATTAAATTAATGTGGACTGCTCCATCAGATACGGCTTCAACAATAACACACTATGCAGTTTGGATAAAGGAACAGAACAAATCATACACCTCTGATCCATCATATACTTTTGCAGTTACTGATGCAGATGGAAGCACTCATGCTGCTTTTAATGATGAATTAGACGGTCACGTTGAATCTGGCAGTGGAAGATATGAGATTTCGTTTCCAGACGCTGCTGGAGCTGCTACAAATTTCGTTAAAGCAGGTTCTACACCAGCAGTAAAGATTCCACATACAGTGGCTGAATTTGCAACTCTAACATCAGGGGATAAATATTACTTTAAAGTTGCAGCAGTAAATCTCAAGGGTGGAGTAGGATTTAAATCGAATGAAAAAACAGCAGTGCTACCATAATGAAAGACAGGGTTAGGCTGTATATTAACAACAAACCAGCACATTTATTTGAATCTGTAGTAAAAAGAGAGGGAACACGGGCTGTTGATAATGCATGGTTCAAGGTATCAAGACAGACTGCCGTAACAAAAGGCGATCTTTTCCAATATGTTCAAGACGTTATTGACGCAAAATATCTTACAGGGTTGTGGAATATGGAATATAATACAAGAGATGAGTCAGGACATGATTTAGACGGCTTGGAAACAACTTCTGACATTCATAATGGAGAATTTCCCGAAGGTGCTGGTGGGTATTATTTTAGACCACAATTAAGTGGAACACGAACACCAATAAAAATATTAGACCCAAAAGCAGCAGACGCAACAAAAACAACCATTGATTTCAGTGGTCAATTTGATATATGCATATTGATGAGAACTTCTATTACTGGATCACCTTATGATGGTAATGATGAATTTTTCTTTTCAAAAGGGGATAGTAATAACTATATTAAGATTGGACACACAGTTGGTAATTCTAGCAGTGATCCTTTTTATCTTAAGTGTATATTTCGTGTTGGTGGTGCAACACCAGTCACTATAACAGGCTCTACAAATATGAGACATATTACTGGTGAAGTTATGAGTGGTTGGAACTGGGTCAGGATAAAAAGAGATGGTGATACAGTATCTTTCATGCTAAATAATACAGTTCTGGGAACTGCAACAGTGGCAGGTAATTTTGGAACTGATGATCCAATTTACATAGGTGGAGATATTGATGGAACTAATGGTTCATACACTAATATTGCACAACTCAGGCTTTATTGTGGTGATATTTTATCAGATGAAGATTGGGATACATTACAGTCTGCAAAAAGAGGTGTTCAGATAATGAAGTTTGGTGGAACTGTTTGGAAGATTGATGAGAAAATAACACATAAGATATGTCACTGTAAGGGAATGTCTGATAAACTTCACAACTTGGAGATTTCTACTGGAAGTGGAACATCTTCAGCTAATTGGACTACTGGAGATTCTGGAATACAAGAAAACTTTTATTTTGGTAAAAGTGGGTCTCAAATAATTCATGATATTCTTAAGGTGTTTAATACTGGATTAGGAAATAATCTGGATTTAGGTTTTAATGTAGCAGAACCAAATACTAATTTAAATGACATATATGCCAACTACTGGGCAGTAGGGTCTTTATTTTCAAATGTGTTTCTTTTAACACTATCAACTGGAACTCATGACGCTTCTTTCCATATAACACCAAGAGGAACTTTATTACTTGAAGATAATGATCAAGATCATCAGGATATTCTATTCAGACAGGGACAGAGATGTAGGATTAGGGATTTGGGTTTTGATGACACGAGTATGGTAAACAGAGTTCATTTAATTTCTGCTGGTAGTCCTATTACTCATGTATTAAACAACACTGGTAACAGTTGGTCAACAACATTTACAACAAATCATGGATATGAACAAACATCTAATCCACTTCATGGACAGCCATTTATGGATATATCTGTAACAGATCCTGATGGAACA